GAGAAATCGAGCCGACCCTTACATATGGGGCAGCTTACGGTTTCTCTAAAGGTGGAGATGGCATAGAGCTATTTTCACCTCAAGCTTCTTTTTATAGTCCTCAATTATTGGATTATAATAGGAAGCACGGCATCAAGGATCCTTTCTTCGACAGAATAGGTCTTGATGGTGAACGATATGATATTGCATTACATCCTATCGATCATTGTTCTATACAGACTGTACCGAAACAGTGGAACACAGACAGAGTCATTATGAAAACGTCGCATCATAAGCGAGCATTCCAAAATGGCTTAGGCAAGTGGATGACAAAGAGGCTTCGAGATTATCTCGATATCGATTTGTCAACTGCTCAGTTTGTGCATCAGGATATTGCACATTATGCTAGTATCACTAGCGAATATGCAACAATAGATCTGACATCCGCTTCCGACACAATCGGGAAGAGATGGTTAGATATCCTGCCATTAGACGTACGTGACTTTATGATCGCAACCCGCGATTATGAGGGCGTATTACCTAATGGAGATATGCATCTGTTAGAAACAGCCGCTGGAAACGGCTGTGGATGGACCTTTCCATTCGAAACCCTTCTCTTTTGGTGTATATGCGCAAGCGTATATATCGTTGATTTCGGGTATGAACCGCAAGTCGAAGCACTTCGTAATACAATTCGAGTGTACGGCGATGACATAATTGTTATAAACGATTATGCTGAGCGCGTCCTGGAAGTTCTTAAGGCATTCGGATTTATTCCTAATGATTCTAAGAGCTTTCATTCCGGCCACTTTCGCGAATCTTGCGGAGGTGATTTCTTTAATGGGACTAATATGAGGCCATTTTATGCGTCAGGTATCCCAAAAGATCTGCCAAGTTGGTATTCATTTATCAACGGCATTTACCGTACTTGTTTTGTTAACAATGGTAATGCTTGGCGGGCTCCTTTTTATAGGGAGCTCTGGATACGGCTTATTAAAAGCGTACCAGGACGTGTCTTATTCGGACCACCGGTCCTCGGTGATGCAGTCGTCAACTGCATCGACCCCGAATCCGAGTTCGGAGAAGACACCTATTCTTATACACGTAGGAGACGAATGATCAAAGGC